TGCCATTTTCTTTCGTAACTGTTTCTTATTGTAAATATACAACTTTTTTTTGGAATTTCCTAATTTATCTTGCGGCATTTATATAAGTTTCTTTTGACTGAATCCCAACGAATCTTTTTACTTCAGTTGACCCATTTATTAATATCACAGTTGGTACATTCCTAACGTTGTATTGTGATGCTAATGCTGATTGTGAATCCACATCGATTTTTTGAACTGATACTGATTGGCCTACTTGAGCCATAATCGGTGCTAATGTTTTGCATGGGCCACACCAAGCTGCTGAGAAGTATAAATATTTCATAATGCTTTTATTTTAATTGTTATCAAAAATGAAATGGGGAGGTAGCGAATCTCCCCATCTCGTCCGTTACGAGTAACGGTCCTAAAGGTGGTCGTTAGACCACACTATCTTCTATCCGTCACAACTTATACAGTCTGCATCCATTGCCTTTTGTGCTATATCACCTCTAAGTACTGATTCGGTTCTCGTATAGTAAAGTGTTTTTACACCTTGCTTCCACGCTTCCATGTGTACGAGATTAAGCCATTTCGGAGTTGCCTCAGATGGGAATGCTAAGTTCAATGATACTGATTGGTCGATATATTGTTGTCTAATACCAGCTTGTCTAACCAATTCTAATTGATTGATTTCCTTAAAGGTTTTAAATACATCCTTTACCTTATCACACTCAATACCTTCACCTACTTCTGATATATTTGTAAGTTTATTATCACAATATAACCAATTATCTAATTCAGCTATATCCTGAATACTACCACCATCAGCAAGTATCTTATCCCAAGTATCTTTGGTGTTGATTCCAGCTTTACGAAGAACTTTTTCTAATTCTCTGTTTTTTCTAATAAACGTACCTTTTGAAGTTTGTTCAGTAAATACATTTGCTGCCCAAGGTTCAATACCTGGAGAAACGTTACCACTTAATTTAGAGTTAGATACCGTTGGTGCAATTGCTCTTAGGTGAGTATTTCTCAACCCAGTACCAACACACCATAGTGGTTCTCCGTAAACATCTGCCATATCTCTACTTGCTCTTTCAGATTCAATCTTCATTTGAGAGAATATTTTACGAGTTTCAAATTGTGCGGTTAATGAATCAAATGGAATACCTCTTTGTTGTAAGTAAGTATGCCATCCTAATACACCTAATCCTAATGCTCTACCCTTTTCAGCAGAACGTACTGAGTTTTCAAAACCACGCATATTTTTTGCTTTTTGAATAAACTCATCTAATACACCATCTAAAAACCAAGTTGCTGTATAAATTAAATCTGTATCTTTCCACTCATCGTATTTTGAAAGGTTAAGAGAAGATAAACAACATACGAATGAATGATTCTCATCTGTATGTAATGTAATCTCAGAACATATGTTTGTCATATGAACTTTTAATCCATTATGTTTATATGCTTCTGGATTTGCTTTATTGATATTACCTTTATACATAATATAAGGTTCACCAGTTGCTTTACGTTTCTGAATTACTTTACTCCACTTTCTACGGGCTTCAGCATCTCCATCTTCTAATTGTCGCATGAACTTATCACCAACAACTACACATTGATGTAAATTTAAACATTGTCTGTTTACATCACCCTTTGGTTCACGAATATCAATCCATTCATCAAAATCACCATGTTCTATGTTTAAGTTTACTGATGCAGCACCTCTACGAACTGAACCTTGATTGGTAGCTATAATAGTTGAATCAAATATCTTAGCAAATGGCACTACACCATCTGATGTTCCATTTTGATTGATTTTACTACCAGCGGGTCTAATCATATTCATACCGAATCCAACACCACCACCACTTTTGGCGAGTAGCATCATTTCTAAGTTTTTGGTTCCGATTTCTTGAATCGAATCACCAACATCAACTCCAAAACAAGATATCGGCAAACCCCTATCAGTACCCGTATTAGATAAAACGGGAGTAGCAAGATTAAGCCAACCACGCCAAATATAATCAAAAAACTTAGAGGCCATATCACCTCGTTCCAAACGGCGGGCGACTTTAGTAGCGACACGCCAATACGCATCTTTCGGAGTTTCTCCTTCCAAAAGGTAACCTTTACTAATTGTTTTAACATATATTTCTGTATTTGCCCATGATGGGAAATCGACATCCAACTCCCATCCTAATTCTTCTCCGTGATTTTTCATTCTTTTATGAATACCCCATTTTTAGTTTCACCTTTACGGTCTTTTATTTCATTCCAAGCCGCTTCTAAACATTCGGATGGATGTACTCCTAACTGCATTGATAATATAATCAATGTTACAAAGGAATCACCAATACCATCTATCAATTCATCCCTATTGTTTTTAAGTAAAGCCCCAGCAGTTTCTCCAACTTCTTCTACAACTTTTAACATTTGTTTAGGTGCGTTTTCAGCTTTTAAGATATCTTTATCTTCAGCCCACCCTATTACGTTTGTAATTAATTCATTAAATTCCATAACTTATTCTTTTTTTTATTATTACCACATATCACTAAAATCTTCACCTTCACCAGCCTTACTGTAATCGGTAGAACGTATTGCAAAGAAATCAGTCATTGTATGACCCCCGGTAAGATGATAAAACCAATCTAAATTAGATGCTTTCTTATCATTAAATTCAAATGTAGGTTCGTATCCTAATTCTTTTAACTTTTCATTACCTCTTTTTGAGATAAACTCTTTTAAATCAGATGATTTTAAGTTTTCTAAATCACCCTGCTCAAATATCATATCAATGAACTTATGTTCCATTTCTATCATATGTTTTGCTGCTTCATGCACATCATCCTTAACTTCTTCAAAAAGTTCAGGATATTCATTACACATTTCTCTGAATAACTGACAACCCATCTTCGAATGTAAAGATTCATCTCTTACACTCCATTTCATTTGCTGTCCAATACCTTTTAAAAGATTTCTCATTTGAAAACTATATAGAACTGCGAAAGAACTATATAAAGATACCCCTTCGGCGAATGCTGAGAATATTGCTAATGACCTGGCTACTTCTTTTCGTGCTATAGGATTTGTTTGTAAATCCGTATGTGTCCATTCGGATGTAGTAGATGTTAGAAAATCAAACTTCTCTGCTATTGCAGGTTCGTGTAGGAATGCTTCAAAATCTTCTAATCCTAAAGATTCGTTTAGGTATGAATATGCAGTTGCATGAATTGTTTCTTGCGAACCGAACATCATAGCCATTTGTTTAATTTCGTGCTTTGGAAACCACTTAGTAACCATAGTAGTCCAATAATCGGATACTGCACATTCAGTTTGAGCGAATCCTAATAAGATATTTCCTACTAAATTCTTTTCTTCTACTGATAAATTTTCATTCCAATCTTTTAAATCTCCTTGCATTGAAATTTCAGTATGTAACCAAAATGCTTGTGCTTGCTTCAACCAACCTTCGGTATAATACTCTGGGTATTCGAATGGTTTATACTCGATTCTCTCTTTAAATAATGCCATTCTTTTCCTTTTAATTTTGTTAATTTAACTTCTTTGGGGTGGTAATAAATATAGATTAAAAATCAATATCTGTTTTTAATTCGTTGTATTTTTGTAATAAATTCTTACGAACTAATGATTCACCTTTATTCATATCACTTTGAGTTTTTTTACCATCAATGCTATCATCTGAATAAATATCCATCCTACCATTACTCATATTTGCTTTAGATGGTAGAGTCATTCCATCTGGCCCAAATCTGTTTTTAATTACGTGCCATCGACCCGTTCCTGCTAATTTATCTTCAATCTTTCTACTCAATGATACCACAAAATCAGCAGTCATCAATTTTGAGAATGAACCTGCTATTGATGTGCCTGTAATAACATCTGCATCTGCTCCACTTCGATTAATTTGTGATGCTGTATATAACGGACATTCATATTCACCAGCAATACCTCGTAATCCTTCTACTAACTCTTCCAACTCTTCGTGTCGTTCTTTTCTACTATTACCCAATAATAAATCTGCGTAATCACAAATTATCACATCAGGTTTCTTACCCTGCAATGTTAATTTATCAAGACTCGCTCTTATTGCGTTCAATCCAGCAGATTTAGTAGGCCAATACTTAACTATCAATTCACCTGATAAATTAGAAACCTGTCGTTCTACTTCTTCGATGTTATATTTTAGGTTAGGTACTGCTGTACCTGTTAGTATAGCATCATATCTCTGACCTACATAACCTTCGTTTAACTCTAATGTATAATGAACCACAGTTTTACCAGCTTTTACAGCTGCCATCCCAACATTAATTAATGCCCAAGATTTACCAATACCCGGAGGTGCCGCAAATAGTATAAGTTCACCCTTTCCAAACCCACCATCAACTAATTCATCAACAACATCCCATCCAGTCGGAATAACATTTCTAATGTTTTCTTCATACCTTTGTTTAACATCAGCTTTGTACTCATGTCCGATATCAGTATCTTGACCTGATTTCATAGCGTTATCAATCTTTTCTTTGATAACATCAAACTTACCTTCTTCAAGTAATTGAACAGATTCTAAGATAGCACCCTTAAAGTTTTGGTTTTTACAAAACTCCAACGTTTGTTCCTTAACATACTCTAAATCATCAGATTCTAACTTATTCCAAACTTGCTTTAAGTTATCTAAAACCGTTTGTTTTAGTACATCCCTTTGTACCTTATCTATTTCAACTTTGAATACATCTAAGGTGGGTAATTTGGAAAATTCATCAAAATGTTTTAGTATTATCTTTACTAACCACTCATTAGCCTCCGAATCGAACGCCTCAGGCTTTAAGATATCATATACCGTTTGTAGGAATATTCTATCAGATAATAACGCTGATATTATTTTTATTTGAAAGCTAGTCCCAAATTTCTGCCCGAATGTATCCATAGTTTTTTATTAGTACTTTGTAAATATACGACTTTTATTCTAAACTAACAAGCTATTTTCTAGTTTGTTTTGAATAGGTGTCTAATTCGGTCCAAGTGTTTGATAACCATACCTCTATATTCTTAAAAGCAGTGTATAGTTTATCAACCATAAAATCTTTTTTGAACTGAAATGAGTTTAATCCTTCAATTGGTGAATCTATCATGCTACGGACTGTTGAGGTTATTGCTGCACTCAACATATCTGGTTCTTTTAACTGCATTAAATCGTAGTTCAATGTTAATACATCTTTACTATTCATTATTTTTGCCTTTAACTTCTCATCATCAAGCTTCTCTACATTTTCAAACAATTTCTCCATACTCATATTATCTTCTTGAAGGAATGGTAACTTATTTAAAATTGTTTTAGGACCTACACCCTTAACACCTGGAATATTATCTGATTTATCCCCATCGAAGATTCTGAAATACACTAAGTTCTTTGATGGAACTCCATATAATTTTTGAACATCATCTTTGTACATCATCTTTTTCTTTATCGGTTGCCATACTGATATCCTATCATCCACTAATTGTAGAAAGTCCTTATCAGATGATACTATCAAAACTTCTTTTTTGAATACATGCTTTGCAGCATATGCCATAATATCATCAGCCTCAACGTAATCTACAAAACATACATCGATTGGAAGTAAATCTAAGTATCTCATCAACGTATTGAATTGATTCTTCATAGATTCTCTCTGGTCTTCTAAATCTTCGTATCCAGCTAATCTGTTTACTTTAGTCATTCCAGTTCTACCTTCCTTATAACCTTTATACATTTTCTTTCTACGAGTAGAACCACCCTTTCCATCAAATACCATAAAAACCCTGGTAGGTTTATTGTTTCGGATAAGAGCGCCGAGGGATAACAGAAAACCTGTTACCCCACCGACGTGATTCCCATCATCATTTAAAGTTGGAACTGCCCCAAAACATCTGATAAACATATTCAATCCATCAACAATCATTACTTTATCATTAACATCACCATGTTTTGTTTCTGATAGATTGTCAACCATTTCTTTATATTTCGTGTGTATCATCTAATTGGGTTGTATCTGTGTTTGCGTTTTCGGATGCTTCTTTGTATCCTAAAATATATGCATCACAAATTTGTTTATACATTTCCTCCTTTATCTCTGGCTTCTCATCCAATTTACCTTGAAAATCTTTTGCTTGGAATTTAATAATCTCACCAGTCTCTTTGGAAGTCCATGTGTACCATGCACCACCTTGTTCTAGTAACTTATATGTTTTCATAGTGTTAAGCCATGAAGCATATCTATCAATAC